TTGAACGTGCATCAGCGGCTATGCCTGGCATTGTTGAACAACGATTTAGTCAATTGCAAGAAATCGAAGCGATCTTAGAATATCTTAATATCGAACTTCGTAGACTAAAAAGCCAACATTTTCGCAAGTATTTAGAAACATATCAACGTGCTCTAAGTAGTCGCGATTGTGAAAAATTTGTCGAAGGTGAAGCAGACGTCATTGACTTTGAAAAAATCATCAATGAGTTTGCTTTACTTAGAAACAAATGGTTAAGCATTACCAAAGCATTGGACATCAAGCAGTGGCAACTGTCTAATATCATTAAACTTCGTGTTGCAGGCATGGAAGACGCATCACTTTAATCAATTCGCCCAAAAGCGATCCAATAGGCCTTAAATAATAATGAGGCCTATTTTTTTTCTTAATGGTTGACCTTTGTTGAACATTAGCATATACTAACTATTATGAATACTGTTGATAACTTATTACTAGAAATACTAAATCATCCAGACAACTATGCCGAATCTAAAATTTCCAAGCGAGATTTTAGTACATTGCAAAGTTTGGCTAGCTCTGTGTCAAGATCAATGTTTATCACTGAAAATCAGGGAAATTTGCTCATAAAACTTCTTAAAGAAAATTACAAAAAATTAGATATTTTCACAGAACAAATTAATCTAGCCTTAACTGCACCCACATGGTCAAATAGTTTTAGACATATTGAACAAATAAGAAAATTAAAGATTGAAATGGATTCTGAGTCAGAACCTTACATTTTTATTGAATTTACATTCAATGCAAACATTAGAAAAACTTTAAATTCCATCGTAAAACTTACAGAAGGCTTGGTTGCAAATATTAATGGCAAAAATTATCAAGCTGAATTAACTGAAAAGAACATAGTTTTAATAGTTGAAGCACTGGCACCGTTTGATTTTGAAATTGACGGAAAAATCCGGAATTTTTACGAAATTATCAAATCTTGGACCAAGACTGAATTTGAAAATCAATTTTTAATCTCTAACATTGACCATAAAAATTTCCAAAAATCAATAACAGCTGACTTAGGAATCTCAACGGCTATTGATCAAAATATTATAAATGACCGTAGTATGCGTTACCAATATTTTTCAGAAAATTTGAAAAATCCGGGTGAAAATTTAACCGAGTATATTGCCAACAGATCAAAAACAAAAATATGGATTGACCTCGCTCAGCATGATCTCTTAGCTATTTTTAATTCTTTGAAAGATTTGAAAAGATTGCCGGTGCTGATTGTCTTTGAAAGTTGGCATGAAGAAAAATCACTAAATCACCTGAAAATTTTAGACAATTCTTTGGCAGAAAGTGGTCTTGATCAACATGTAGGAATTTATTTTAGACTGTCTAGCACCGATACTGGTAAACAATTTAATCAACTGATCAAAGATCGACAATACAATCATCCACTAGATTCTGACACACAAGTGGCGGTTGTACAAAGTGGAAAAATTCCGAAATTTTTCCTGAAAAATGCATGGCAACCAATGAGCGTAATTGCATTAGATACCAAAATGGGCCTACGTCATGGTAAAACTAGTGTATACTCTAATTGTTGTGATTTAATTATTGAATGGGCCGAAGCTCCATCTATATTGGAATCGAGATTAGTGTTATGACAGTAAAATTAATTATAAAAGATGAGGTTAATATCAAGCTAGAGGGGCTTCCCTTAGATGCTCGTAAAAAGCTGGCCTCAGCTTTTAAGTATGAAATACCATATGCTCGATATCATCCAGCTTTTAAACTCGGACGATGGGATGGGATGGTTAGCCTATTCGGTCTTGGTGGTAATGGTTACCTAAGTCAACTAGAAACTATCATGGGGATTCTGGCAAAATTAGGCATTGAGATTGAAGATGTTGAAGACTTACGCACAACACAGAAAATTGAATTTATACCAGTAACAGAGTCTTACTGGGCCGATCAGGGCAAGGTCTGGCCAACGGGTCATCAGCAAGCAGGACAACCTATTATGTTGCGTGACTACCAGGTTGATGCTATTAACAGATTCCTTGAAAGTCCGCAAGCACTACAAGAAATCGCCACTGGTGCAGGTAAGACAATTACTACTGCAACCTTATCACAACTATGTGAAAAACTAGGTCGTACTATTACAATCGTACCTAATAAGAGTCTAGTTGAACAAACAGAAGAAGACTTTATTAACTGCGGATTAGATGTGGGTGTGTACTACGGCGACCGTAAGGATTTGAATAAAACTCACACAATTTGTACTTGGCAAAGTCTTAATATATTAGACAAGAAAAGTAAAAATCACGAACACGACATAGTGACACTGGCAGAATTCCTCGAAGGTGTTAAGACAGTTATTGTCGACGAAGTACACATGGCCAAGGCCGAAGTATTGAAGAATTTACTCACACAGAACTTGTGTAATGCCGCAATTCGCTGGGGATTAACTGGCACAGTTCCTAAAGAAAAATTTGAAAGTGAAAGCATATTTGCCAGCATTGGTCCAGTTATCGGCGGTATCAAAGCACACGAATTACAAGAAATGGGTGTGCTATCAAACTGTCACGTGAACGTAGTACAGATGATAGACATCCAAGAATTTAAAGCATATAGTGACGAATTAAAATATCTAGTCACTGATGAAGACAGGATGCGGTATATTTCAAAGTTAATCAAAAAAATATCAGACTCAGGCAATACACTCGTTCTAGTTAATAGAATCGACTCAGGCAAATTTTTAATAAACGAATTAGATGACGCTGTCTTTGTCAGCGGTGCAGTAAAAACCAAAGACCGAAAAGAAGAGTATGACGAAATTAAAACAAGTACTAATAAAATTATTGTGGCGACTTACGGTGTGGCCGCTGTGGGTATTAATATCCCTAGGATTTTTAATCTGGTTCTTCTGGAACCCGGAAAGAGCTTTGTTCGCGTTATACAATCAATTGGCCGCGGTATTCGAAAAGCAGAAGACAAAGACTTCGTACAAATCTGGGACTTAACCAGTACCTGTAAGTATGCAAAACGGCATCTTACAGAAAGAAAGAAATTTTACAAGGACGCCAAATATCCTTTCAACATCGAAAAGATAGATTGGTCTAAATAAGGAATTATGCAGATATTAACATTAGAAGATAGGATGTTTTCATTAAACAATTTACCAGATGAGGTTGACGAAAATACTAGATTCGCAGTATTGGATAATAGTAACCCATCAGAGCCTGATTTCTTTTTCATGCCTTTAATATTCTTAGAATCATTTAATGCTCCGGCAATGATACTTAGAATTGGCAACGATGAAATAACAATGCCTATAGATTGGTCAATCGCAGTGGGTGATAGTAGCAGTGGTTGCGATATCGAAATATTGCCACTAACTAGCTTAAATGATCGAGGTTTCGAAGCACTATGTTTTAATCCATTGAGTAGTTTTAGAGTAGAATTTAAGAAAATAGAAATTGTAAATTTTTATAATGACATGAAATGGTATTTCCCAAAGATGAAAAATGGACAGTTACTAGCTACACCTACTAGTAATAAACCCAAACCAGATTGTGTATATTTTGTCAAAGAAATATCACGGCAAAGTGAAATAATTCAATTGGATAAATTATTATGACATTAAAAGTTGCTTACTTCCAACCAGTCGTGCTGGCCATTGATCAAGTACCTCCAGTTGAATTTAGTAAAATATATGGGCTAGCAGAAAATCTACACAGCCACCCGGAATTAAATGATAGTGGAAATCCGTTTCTTAGTATTAGGGGCGGACAACAGGTTCAAGTATATCCTAATAAGATGAATTTAGACATTGGCTGGTTAATACACTGGCTTGAAAATATATGCAACGGCTATCTTGAATTAATTACTGCACAAAGCGGAACTGAGGAATTGAAATACTGTAAAGCAACAGTGACTAGCATATGGACTATACGTCAATTCCAAGGAGATTATCAAGAAATGCATAGTCATCCGGGCGGAGATCTAAGCGGAAACATTTATATAAGTTCGCCTGAATTGCAGGAACATTCGTCGCCCAGTGATGGCCAAATATTTTTTAGATTGCCATTTACCAAGGACATTAGTAAATTTATTATGAATGATAATTGGAAATACGACCCTATAGCCGGATCTGTAATTCTATTTCCAAGCCACTTGCCGCACACTGTATATCCCTGGAAAGGCACTGGTCATCGAACAGTAATGGCATTCGACGCAAAACTAGTACCACGAGAAAAATGATATGGGATCACTCAAACCAGGAGCAACTTATATCCGTGAACGAGTAGGTGGCGTTGTTTATCGCAGAGAATTTGGAGCAGAACCCATGACTAGAGAGGTAGAAGGTTGGGAGTACAATAAGGACGATCCAACATTTGATCCGCGAACAAGCGATGGCAGGCCGCTATATGAACAGATTCGAGAAAGTAAACTGTGGGGTGATATTCATCGAGAAGCGAGAACCAATATCACTTTACAACGAGCCTTAGATCGTGCTATAATGATATATCGTCTAAGCAAGGATAAGCCAGAATGAGTGATAAAATCGAATTAAAAGAAAAGATAGCATTTGTAGACTTGAATGTTCGTGCGGCTTGGGACGAGATGACTCCCGAGCAACAAAAGAGTCTTAAGAGTGAATACTTTATTCTTAATCGATACATTAGTAATGTCAAAGGACAAAGCAGAGAACTACAAGAACACTTTGTATTAACTGTCAATGAATACTTCAACAAGCACTGGAATGATTTGCAAAAACATCCTAAGCTCTTGTGGTTGTTGTTGTGCATGTGCAGTTACAACGGTGAAAAAACATTCTTTCACGAATGGCTTGGCAATAAGAAAAAAGCAGGCGGTGGTAAGAAAATTAAATTTTTAGAAGAAATATATCCTAGTCGCAAACGTGATGAGTTAGAACTGTTGGCACAATTATCAACAGATAAAGATCTTAAAGAACTGGCACGTAAGCATGGCATGGATGAAGCAACTATTGCTAAAAAACTTAAATGATGGCGCTAGCTGAGAACAAACCTTATATTTGTCAATATTGTAGTCACGGATTTACTCGTGAAAAAACATTGGCAGTGCATGTCTGTGAACAAAAACGTCGAGCACTTGCTAAGACAGAAAAACATGTAATATTAGGGTATGACACATTTAATAAATTTTATAAAATGAGTCAAAATCACAAAGGAGATAAAACTTATGAGGAATTTGCCAGGAGTCCTTATTACAATGCTTTTGTCAAGTTCGGCAGTTTTGTCAGCAATGTCAATCCTTTATATCCTGATAAGTTTATTAACTATGTTGTAACTAGTGGAGTTAAATTAGACCACTGGTGTAGAGATGAACTGTATGATAATTATGTTGTACATTTAATTAAAAGCGAACCAGTTGAAGTTGCATTGGAACGTAGCATTAGTCACATGCTTTCTTGGGCTAATGATAACGATGCTCAATGGAATCATTATTTTTTATATGTAAGTTTAAATCGTGCTTGCTATGACATACGAGATGGCAAGGTAAGCCCTTGGTTAGTATTGAATTCAACTAACGGAAAAGACATGCTGAAAAAATTCAACGATGAACAATTAATGGCTGTTAGTGCTGTTATGGATGTTCCTTTCTGGTTGAACAAATTTAAGAAACTGGTTGCAGATGCTGAACTAGTAAAGCAAGTGGTCAAGGAAAGTAATATATAATGCCAGATATTGATATCGATTTTGCAAATAGAACACAGGCTTTAGATTTACTAAAGCACATTGATGCACGTCTAGATAGCAGTTCTAAAAAGCATAATACCGGAGTATACTGTACCAGTATTCCGTATAATCCCTTAACTGGTGTAAGTACATTAGATTATAAACACGCAGAAGATCGCGGATATTTTAAGATAGACTTCTTAAATGTCAACGTATACGAGGGTGTAAAAAGTAAAGAACATCTGACTAAATTGATGGAGACTGAACCACTATGGGATCTACTACTGGAAAACGATTTTATCAACAAACTGTTTCATGTGAACGGGCACGGTGGGATTCTAAGAGAGATGAAACCGCAGACAATAGAACAACTGGCTGCGGTGCTCGCGATAATTCGGCCTGCGAAACGCTACCTGATCGGAAAAGATTGGAATACCGTGAACGCCGAAGTTTGGCAGAGACCCGAAGGTGATGAGTACTACTTTAAGAAGGCACATGCTGTTGCATATGCTCATGTCATTGTTGTACAGATGAATCTAATCTGTGAACAATTAGCGAACTCTACGGACTAACTGCACACTCTTACGTTTTACACGTTTAAGAGTGAGATTCATTAGATTAACTGTTGGTCCCAGTATAATGCGAGTATCCTTGCTGTTAAATGTCTTTACAGCATAAGCAAATGGACCTATTTGATCTCTGCAAAATATGTTGATAGGAAACTGGCGATTTGATTCCCACCACCACGTTTCTCCTATGCTTAAAAACACTGTTTTTGCATCAGGATCACGGATAGCATTAAGGTCATAAAAGCTGGTTACAAATTGATCCTGATTTATTATGATTCCTACGTATTCGTCTTCACCGTAGTTAATAACACTAATAAATGGTAGATTTTGTTCTATGTTGTCTCTTAATTTTGCCATAAATACTTTATAAAGGTTT